TCTAATCATAATCAATGTTGGTCAAGCGCCCTCGAAAGGGGCCGTCCGAACATTGGGATTATTAAGCTAACTTCAGTCTAGCCATCTTCTCCCTTTGGGGAGGTGGTGTAGCTACGCGGAGCGGGATATATATCATGGTCGACCAAAAGTCGATTTCCGGGTCTGTCACAGTGACAGACGGAAACTCAACTCTGCTGTTCGAGACGAAGCCTCCCGGCCTTCTACCCCCACGCCTTCCAGCGTGGGACGAAGAATCACCGCCCTCACGGGCTGTGATAGTCGGGGACATTGTAGATACGCCAGTTCGCGAGGACTTCGCAGATCCTACGGCCCTTCTCGGGGTCGTGGTTTCCAGCGTTGTCTCAGCACTGATTGGCCTCTACATTGCGGCTTCTAGGATAAGTAGGTTTGTCAAGCGGTTCCGCGGCAAGTAGCCGCGGCATTTTCCCGCTTGAACAAATGTTCCCTCTATCAAGAGGGTCCTAAAGGTGTCACCATCTTTGAAATCGATGGCGATTTCAACGTTATACGTTGAGCGTGAATAGTTGAAGGTAGGTAGCGTAGGAACATATCATCATATGAATGACGAACTGTTGAAACGCCTAGTTTCCATTTGGAAACTACTCGCAACGAAAACGCAACTGTCAGAGTTCGTTCAGCCACAAGACATTGTGGTACTAGAACGACGGGCTCTGGCTGAAGGTCTTCCCTTCCTAACTGTCACCCTTCCTCGCCTATTTAAGGCATTAGATCGTGGTTTATCCACTTTCTGCCTCGAGGAGATCGAAGGGTTTAAAGTAAAGAAAGGTTGCGCCTACCCCTTAATGCTTGTGAAAGCGTGGGAAACCCTCTTCACCGAAGAGGGAATTCTGCGCCCTGAAGCGCGGCTCCGGTCTCCCTCACGGGATGACTGGTCAGTCGAACTTCACTCATCATTATCGGGTGCTGTGGCTTGTATCAGGCAGCTGTCTGCTGTCTTCTACAAGCTGGAATTGCCATATACCGAAAAGCAGGAGCAAGTCGCTCTAGACGCGTTTAGAAGCGCTGAAGACGACTTGTCGCAACTCGACCTATCCAACCCGGCGAACAGCCGGGTGCTCGAAAGAGCGAGGAGGATATTAGAGAGGCTTCTCGCAGGGAGTGATCCCTTAGAGATACTGCCCAAACACGGTGGTGGTTCAAGTTCTTGCCGGGTTAAACCCTGGTTAAGATATTCATCCTTCCGGTACATCCCGCGTTTAAGCGAGGTGTTCCCTCAGGATGAGTACTTTTTCGCGAATCCGCAACATCTATGCGATATGCTAGATGAATGGATAAGCGCAAAAGGCTGTGAACCTATGGCACGTGTTGTGTTTGTACCTAAAGACTCCCGAGGACCGCGATTAATTTCGTGCGAACCAAGAGAGTTCATGTACATTCAGCAAGGCCTTTGGGCTAAGCTGGATGGTGTGGTCAAACGTAAACCGGCAATCGCCGGGCAGGTCGGTTTTACTGACCAAACCCGGAATCAACGGATGGCATACGAGGGGTCGATGGACCCTGACAGGTATGCAACGTTGGACCTAAAGGAAGCGTCTGACCGAATTTCGGTGGATCTAGTCGCGAGACTATTTCCTCCGCATTGGTCGTCAGCCCTGCTAGCATCACGCTCGCTGGGGACGGAACTTCCTGATGGGACTGTTAAAGTCCTGCACAAATTCGCACCGATGGGATCAGCTTGCTGTTTCCCTATCTTAGCGCTCTGTGTGTGGTCGATTGCATTAGCAGCAACCGAACCTGACTCAGCCTACATAAACAGGTTGTTTACGGATCGGCTTCGCCCTAACCGAGATCTCGCGATCTCTGTATTCGGCGACGATATCATTGTCCCTACGGCAGAAGTGCCTAGGGTCATACAGGCGCTTGAAGCTGTTGGATTACTTACCAACCGCGACAAGTCATACTGGAGCGGCTCCTTCCGGGAGTCGTGTGGTGGCGACTTCTTTCAAGGAGTTGACTGCACGCCAGTGAGGGTGAAAGCCCTACCTGAAAATGATAACGTGTCCGCCAATCGTACGTGCAATGTCTTAAATAACATTGCTGCAAAGTACGATACTGGTGTACTCACATACGACATCCAGGACTTATTTTGTTCCTGGTATGGTCCCTGGCCTGTCTCAAACAACTTCCGTGCCCGCAAGGGTTCGGAGGTTGAAAGAGATGAGTTCGGTGACCGTATTACATTAGAGCGACTCCACGACGGAATCACTCTGTATGGTCGATATGTTGATGTCCCACCCCGCATTAAACGAAGATGGAACAAGAGCTTGCAAAAGCTCGAGTACCGATGTTTAGTGACGAGACCGTTCGACATTGAAGTCGAAACGGACGACTGGGGTCATGTCCTTCGGAAACAACTGGGTAAGTTGCAACCGTGGACGGCGAACACAGCCGCGCTCGCTAAGCGCGTTCGTATAAAACATAGCTGGACCGCGTTGTAGCGAACAACGCGTAAGGAC